GATTGGAATAATCTCTGGCTTACCTTCAGGTGTATCACTAAAAGAAAGCATTATCTTCTGTCCGTTTTTACCCTGATATGACCTTAATAATTCCTCATAGACGATTTCTTTTTCCTCTGGTGTAGGAGAACCTACCAAAGACACAAAAAGGTTCGGCATAAGTGAAGTGCTTAGGTTGGATTTATGCCAACTAAAAACTTCCGCCTCAATCACCGCAGCGTTTATACCCGATTGATAAGGGGTTACTGGGTAGTGTTCGTTGTCGCTTGGTGAGTAGTTTTTCCAGTAATAAATCTGTCTTGCTTCACCTCGTCTATCAAAATCTAAACTATGGAACTTGATAATCTTTTTATTCTGTTTCGGTAGTTGCCATTCTGTAGAATAAAAGAACCAATCCAAATCTCTATCGTGGTCGTCATATTCTCTTTTACCTACACGAATATTTTGAAATGGTAGGTGGTAGATACTCTCTACGGAAGTATTCTCACGATTAGGGATTGTTTCTGTAGCCCAACCACCGAAAATCCAATAGTCATAAACTAATTTGTAATATAGTTCAGTAAGGGTCTCATACTTATTCACCATCACATTACCCATACCTTCAATCTCAACACCATCTCCAATAGACATATTCACCTTACTATCAATAGCGACAGAAAGGACTGGTGATGCTTCTTTTACTTGTAAAAGGAATTGGGGGTAATCGTTATTCACATTACCCCAAAGAACATACGGCTTATTTTTTGTCTCAATTTCAACATTCTCACGGACATCTAATCTGTTGATACGATAGTCAATCGTGAATGACTTGAAATTGGAGTTTGATTTGTTTGTATTGAAATCCATATTCTATAAATATTATGTTATGGTGTTGATTTGCCCGTCAGGATATAAGCGAACTATTCTGTTATATGATACTCCATCTATAAAGACAAATCCACCCACATAGTAAATCTTATTATTACTATCAGTATAAACTACAAATCTTGAACCTTGTGCGTTATATGTTGTTGATGGGAATACAACACCTATATTTGTCTCAAATGTAGTATCATCTAAACCTGTATTGTAATTTACTCTTTCAATTCTGGCTGCTGATTGAGTATTACCAACATAAATCCAATCATTCGCTTCATCAAAATACAACATAGGTGTTGGAACACCAGCAGCGGATAATGGATTTGGGAATGGGATATAAACCCCAAGTTCGCTAAACTTAGCAACTCTCAAAACTGCGGTGCCATTTATAGTTTGATTACCTAAAGCAAAGATGTATTCTCCGTTGTCTTGTCTCTGTCTTATCTGTGTATTAGCAATACTCGCTCCTGTTCCCCAAAATCCAGTATCAGTATAGGTTGTTCTCTCAATCTCAAGTAATCTATTTGCTGTTATACCATTATAGGTTGTAAATGCTCCTGTAATAACAAGATTAGCATTTCTGTTGATGATAATATTAGAAGCGGTGTTGTTGAAGGCGGCACCTGCGAATGTTGCTTGTAAATTACCCGCACTATCAAAATGTGCTATTCTGTTTCTTGTGTTGCCATTTATGGTTGTAAATGCCCCGACAATATAAACATCACCACTCACACTATCCACAACAATATCAAAAATAGAACCATTTAAGGTTTGAGTAGGCCAAACATTCAATCCTGTTGCTTTATCTACTTTAATGATACGACCTGGTGCGGTGCTCCAAGTTCCTACAACATAGATGTAATTACCTGTTTCATCATCAACAATTTTATTCACACTACTTATGTTTGTAAGTGTTGAACTTATACCTGAATTAAATGTTAAATCAATTGCTCCTGTAGTGTCTAATTTAACCAAAGCACCATTACTGAATGTTTCATTATAACCATAGAAATTACCACCCACAAAAATATCATCATTACTATCTACGAATATTGCTTGAGCCGTAGCATCAAATCCTTCACCGATATTAAATGCTGGTATAGTTGGACTTGGAGTAATCGTTGGGGTTGGTGTTGGTGTGGTTGTTTCTGTTGGGGTAATTGTTGGAGTAGGCGTCAAGGTAGAAGTCATCGTAGGAGTTGGAGTAGGTGTCTCCGTTGAAGTTATAGTCGGGGTTGGTGTTGGAGTTTCTGTTGAAGTAATCGTTGGGGTAGGTGTTGGAGTTTCTGTTGAAGTAATCGTTGGGGTAGGTGTTGGAGTTTCTGTTGAAGTAATCGTTGGGGTAGGTGTCGGGGTTTCACTTGCGGTAATCGTTGGTGTTGGTGTAGGCGTCTCACTCGCAGTAGGGGTCGGTGTTAAAGTTGGGCTCGCAGTTGGCGTTGGTGATACACCAGCACCCGCAGCATAGTAAATCACATTATCAGCAGTATTACCTGTATTACCTGAATAGTATTCATTTGTCTTATCCCAAAAAGAAAATGCTAAACTATTTAAGACGAGTGGAGATAAGTTTGGATTTAGGTTGATAATACCATTTTGCTCGTGTATCCCGAGCCAAAATTGGTTCAGGTTAGGTAGATGTATATTTACAACAGAAGTCCCCGTAGGTGTAAGATTTTCAGGTAGAGATGGAATTGTTGAAAACTCAAATACATTATACTTCCCGGCATATTGTGAGGGGTAGGTAGATGTAATGTCTCTCGGTATAAAGTTTTTCACATTCATACCTTGCGAGTTCTTTAAGTTCCACAAGAAATTAGGTGTTGAACCCGTAGCATAAGAAACATCAACAAATATCTTATTCAGGGCGTTTTGTTCTATGTATATCATATCTTAAATAAATATCAAAGATTTAAGGTATTTTTGTATAAAATGGAGTATTAGAACTGAAGTAATAAACTCTATCTACAGATAAATCTATCCCTGTGGGAGTTAAATAATTCCAATTTATTAAATCGTTGGAATAAAACATATTATTATTCAAAAATCCTCCTGAACCAAAATATTTAGTTCCATCATAACCTAAAGATTGGCAACTTTCAGGAATTAAACCAACATAAGTGATTGATGATAATGTATTCGCAGTATAAATCCTTGTTCCTGAATTACCAGATAAATAGGCACCTATCACAAATCTTGAACCATCATATACAACATTTGTAGTAGTTCCTGTTATTGTAGTGGTAGTCCAAGTATCGCCATCATCATTACTCCATACTAATTTATCAGCAACAGAACAAATCAGTTGATTATTTTCATACACGATAGTATTAATACCCACCGCACTAAATGTAAAAAAATATGGAACACCACTATAATTTATTCCATCTGTAGAAACTTGTAATACGGGATTTTGATTAGCAGAAGCAAAGATTTTATTATTAGTATTTACGGCATTAAAAAAGGCACGAATACCACCTGTAAATGCGGAATATGCTGTAGTATCACCAGTAAAATTATATCCATCATTAGAATATGCTACTATCTCATCATACGAACCTCCACCCTGACCCAAAGCGAAATATTGACCCTTGAAATATAACATATTCATCCATCTACCACATAAATTACTCAAACTCGGTATAAGTTCCCAATCTTTTCCGTTGTTAGAAAAACTCATTAAAGATAGGTTAGGCTCATCACCTCCAGCATATATCACATTATCAATTTCATTAAAAATTGTTATTGTTTTTGAAGGATTATCAACTAACAAATAATCAAAACCATTTCTTGAAAAAAAAGTTTTTGTTTCACCATTATTTATATTAATGGTTTGTATTAAATAAACTGGACTTGGAAATAATACTTGTGGAGCCCAACCCCCAAAATTATATTGGGTGTCGTTGTTGATAAACGCCTCCTCAAGTGATTTAGATAATCTGTTGTCTGCCATAATTTTTAATATCTTGGGGGGTATAGATTAGGTGCTGGTTGTGATGCTACTGCCCTCGCTTGTATATTAAAAATACTATTACACTTTGTAGAGGCAAACCAATTTATACCATCATAGGAATATCCTAATGAGTTCGTGCCGATAAACTCACCAGCAACCCATTTATCACCATTCCAACCAACCATAGAAACCGATTGTGTAAAAATTGTATTACCACTTGTAGAACCACTCCAAGTTATACCATCGGTAGAATATGCTATTCTATTTGTCCCTTGTCCGCCTGCGACCCATTTATCCCCATTCCAAGCACAAGAAAACGAAATATTAAAAAAACTATTACCATTTGTAGAAGCACTCCAAGTTATTCCATCATAAGAATATGCTAAAGTATTTGTTCCAGTACCGGCGGCAACCCATTTATTACCATCATAAGCAACCGAAAACGCTATAAGAGTAAAAATACTATTACCATTTGTAGAAGCACTCCAAGTTATTCCATCATAAGAATATGGAAATCTATTTGTTCCTTGTGCTCCTACTACCCACTTGTTTCCGTCCCAAGCACAACTCCCACCAGCACCACAAAGAGTATTACCATTTGTGGAAGCACTCCAAGTTATTCCATCATAAGAATATGCTAAACTATTTGTTCCTTCACCACCAGCAACCCACATACTACCATTCCAACCAACAGATAAAGCACGAGTTGTGAATATTGAATTACCATTTGTAGAAGCACTCCAATTTATTCCGTCAGTTGAGTAAATCAATCTATTTGTTCCTTCAGTTGCGGCAACCCATTTATCACCACTATACGCTAAACCAACAACACGAGCACTACCACCACCAACTAAAGAATTACCTGATGTAGAGCCACTCCAAGTAATACCATCATAAGAATAGGCTAAATTATTTGTGGCATATCCGCCAGCAACCCATAATTGGAGTGCTGGAGGGTCTGGGAATAGAATTACGGGGACTTCTCCCCCATACTGATAGGATTTACCACCTTGAAAATAAAACTCCTCAAGGGATTTAGTTTTAATGAAACTCATAATCTAATCTTGTATGTAAGTCATCAATCAATTTATTCACATCTACTTCACCAGCCACTCCCACCTTGAACTCCCTTGTAAAAAGTGTTTGTTTTTCTCTGTAGAAATCTACTACAATAAATATCTGTCCTGTCTCTAAATCCATACGCAAATCCTTAAACCTATAACCATCACAGATGATATACAGATTATCCTTACGAACTTTGAATGGTTTATTAACAGACAACATAGGCTAAAAAAAAGGGGTAAGTTTCCCTACCCCCTTATTAGAATATAACATTCTATTATTCTCTATCAATAGCGATATTAGAATTAGCAGCCAACCACGCAGTAAGCGTAGATGAAACCGACATCTGTGGAACAGAAATCGTAGAGTTAGATGTTAGTGTGATAGTGTATAATTGACTATCTCCAGGTAGAGAACCTGATGCGATAGTAGCACTCTCAATAAACATACCTCCAGGAGCAGCCAAGAAATACTTTCCTGTCTTCAGCTTCACCACAAAGTAGCTCTCTGTATTTTGGACTATTTCCTGATACAAATTGGTTGCTTCTTGTGAAAGACCTGGTATAGTGAAAATTAATTGAGTGTTGTAGGTAAAACCTAAACTCTCAAGGTTGATAGATGTGCTCTCATTTAGAGCAGCAGATGAGTTCCTTACAATATCAACTTTTTTGAACTCAAGACCCGAAGTTGAACCCGTAAGTCCAACCACTTCTCCAGTACCAGAATAAGAGATAGTTGATAAAGAACAATCAGTAGCACCAGTACCAGGAGTTAGAACCCAAAGTCCGTCCAAACCTGGTACATTATTTACGCAACTTGCGAGTTCAAGACCCGTAGTTATACAGCAGTTATACGACATAATTGTTTAATTTTTTGTAATAATTTTATTTATGTTTTTACTCCAATTAAGAAGCATAAACTACTTGTGATGCGAACGCTACAGCAGCACCCAATTTAGCCGCCAACTTCAATCTAACTTGTTGGAAATCAAGAGAATACCAAGAGATAGGTGAAGTAATATCACTCAACAAATCTGTTCCGTAAAGGAAATTATCAGGGTTAGTTAGAACCGCTTTTCCTGAACCGATTTCAGTAGAAACTGCCATAACATTTGTGAATGGGATTTGAACCATCATTTGCCCGTTCGCAAGTGTAGTAGGATTATAGTGGTATAAGTTTTGATTACGGAGACCCAATTGTAGCGCCTGAAAATCGTTGTGATTTAGAGAAAGAATTGTAGTAACTGGTTTCAACGCATCAGGTAGATTTGTGATATAACTATCACTAACTTCAATAGCAT